TATGTGCACCGTCATAGTAGATAAAAACGTTTCCATCCAGTATATAATCAGTAAGCAAATTACGCTTAAAGGAATTAATATCCTGAAAGAAGTTAGGCTCTTCGTTGATAAGCCTTTGTATCTTTGCTCTTTTTAAGCCTTTGATTACTCCAGGAGTAGTCGAAGGAAGAACCGTAGAAGGAATCTCAGCGCAGTCATCAACAACCATGTTTACGGCGCGATTAACTATCTCGAGAGTCTCGTAATACTGTTCGTAACTTTGAGTGTATTCTCGAGAAGTTTGAGAGCTACCACCAAAGTACTGCTGAATAGGGTTGAGTTTTTCCAAGTCCTCTTCTTGAGGAGCTTTTCGTTCAATTCCTAAGAGTGTATCATACCATGCCATGCTTTTCTCTTTGAATCTCAACCCACTTCTCTTGCTTTTTAGCCGTACTAAGAGGAGGGTTTCTGCCATAAATCTTATGGAGCTTTAAATGATGCTCATGACATAAGGTTACTGTATGATCATAAAGCTCTGCCCAGTGTTCTTCAATAAAGTCCTCTCTAAACGAGAGTATGTTTTCCGGAAGGAGCTTGTTTGTCTTCACATAGCTATGAACGAGTGGACTCAGAGTATGAAAATGGTGGAAGTCCAACTGTTTTGTTGCTCCACAAATGTAACACTCTGTTCCCTTTTCATACTTATTCTTTGCCTTGTCCCTTATATATTTTATTATATCTCTTTTCAGGTCCATTTTCTATTCACAAATTATATCGTGTCTAAGGTATGAAGTCAAACACTATTTTTCACATGTCTTATTAAAAGCCTGTAGAGGAGGTTTCAAACGAATACAAAGCATAGCGAAGAGCATCTGCCATGTGGGATGCTCTATTGTGCTTCGGCTTCTCTTTTAGTAGGTTGGGATTAGGGTCCCACTGGTACTGGTCTAATGAAGCCAGGCACTCTACACAAGTTTGATCTATCAGTAACTTATTATTGTCTACTATTCCTTCCACATGTGCGATACCATCTAATAGTGATTTCTTCGCGTTTACGGTAGAGATGTCATAGTTTTGAGCAAAGTCAAAACGAGTTTGCTGGGCGGCACTATCAATATAGATATAGTCAATGTCCCACTTTGTAATCATCTTCTGAATATCTAAAGCGTGTTGCTCAGTAGTTCGCTCTGCGTCCATATACTCATCTAAAACATAGTACTTTTCTTCGTCCCAGTCGTATGCGATTACACAAAAAGCAGTAGGATCTCTATAGCCTACATCAAGTCCTGCGAAGACGTCCATGCTACGAGTTTGTAGGCTTTCATAAGAACCTATGCAATTCTCGTAGTCGAAAGTCCAGACTTGCCCTTCGTAAGTATTAAAGTCAGCTTCGTACTCTTGTCTAAACTCTGCGTCTGACATAGACTTACGAGCTTCTTCAATATCTATAGGAGACATGCGAGGATTATCTTTATAAGTAGCTTTTATACTCAGCCACTCCGGAAACTCCTCGCTATGCCCTCTTTCATAAAACTCTGCAAACCAATTGTTCTTTCCACGAGGAGTAGAAATAAAAATTGCTTTTGAGTTTTCTTTATCCAAAGTGGGACGTAGTGCTACATTGAAAGCATCTTTACCGTCCGCAAGGGCAGCCTCATCAAATATGATTAGGTCATAAGACCTACCTACACAAGAGTCTACTTGATTAACTGAACCCATGCGAACAGTTGAGCCGTTAGACAGCTCAATTACTTTATCTTTTGCGTTATCTTTCACAATTTCTAAGTCGAAATGCTTTATGAGAGTTCTCTGCAAGTCGAAAGAGATTTGAGAAAGAGCGTAGTTGGGAGACATAATCAATATGTTAGAATTGGGAACTAGAGATACTAGTTGACCAATAATATTTGCGATATATGTCTTTCCTTGTCTACGGGAGATAGCTGCGTTTATAAAGCGATACTTTGGATTATTTATCGCGTTTATAATTGCTACCTGAGAAGGAAGCGGCACAATACCTAATAAATCTAAGTAAGGCGCTACAGGTAGTTTTAGAAACCTGTGCTCCTTATTATAGTCTAAAAGATAATCTGGACATACATCCAGTCTGCTTACTTCTACGGCCATTAGTCTTGCTCCATGGACCCCGTTTTACTGTACTTGCGACAAAGTTCCCATTCTGTAAGAGTTTCGTCCTCTTCATCTACAGCATTTCGTAGACTTCTTTTTTCCGCAGCGAGCGCCAATTGCTCAATAGTCTGAGCGGCTGAAGCACTCTTAATTGTTACTCTGCTTTTTTTATTTGCCCTTCTTACGCGCATGTAAATACCCTCTAAATAACTTCCAGTAGGACTCTGCCCACAAGTACACAAATTTCTCTGGGAAGGTATACCCTCCTTCGAGAAGCTCTACTTTAGAAACCCATTTTTGTTGAATATTATCCGTAAACATTCCACGGTATTGTAATACCGCATGTCCTTCGCCATGATATTCTGTATAGTGCAATTTAGCAGATCCTAAAAGAAGCTGCATCAGCAGTACAAAAAGGCTTTCTCCACATATCTTGTATAAAACTGTAAGAGAGAAGTCTTCGCAGTCTCCTCTATACGGTTTTTGTTTCATAATGTACCAGTTATCTATTTTTCCGAAACGAGCTTCGTCTCGGGTGTATTCAAAGGCATTAGCTACTTCGTTTACTGATTGAATCATTGTTACCATCATTTCTTTTTCCCTGACCACGCCGCTGCTCCGAAGAAAGCAGCTACTAAAGCTGAGATTGCTACGAAGTATGTGGGAGCGATATCCCCAATAATATCCGCAGCTTTATCTAAGCCAAATAAAGAAGTAAGAAATATACCAAAAGGATAAAGTAACATACCGAACAAAGCAAACCAAGCCATTCTGCGTTGCGCGTCTCGTTGAGCGTCCTGGTCTTCTAGTTCTTTTCTTTTGTACTCTAGGTGCAAAGCTAATTCATCTTTCGATACATGTCCATCCGAATTAGAGTCTGCACCTTCGAGAGCCTCTTTATCTACAGTTAAAGTCTTCTCGTCGCTCATTACCACTTGACCTTATTTGCCCAGTAAGCAGCGGACATCTTGCCTTTTGCTATATTCTTCGCATGACGAGCTTTAAAGGCTCTGCGTCGAGCAGCGTAAGCTTTACTCTCTCCTTCTTTCTTGGGAGAACCTTTTACCCCTTGCTGGCCAAAACGAATAGTCTTAACCTTACCCCCGGACTTCGCTACTACAATATGCGACTTCTTGGGGTGCTTGGGAGTTCTTTTTGGTTTATTGTAACCAGAAACTCCCGCTCGTTTTAAGCGGGAGTCCGTTCTCTTCTTCCTCGCCACGTCAAAGCACGTTACAGCAGTCGCACTCGCACTCGCAAGGGCAACTGGGGCAGGCACAGTGAGGACAGCTATCTCCTGATCCTAAGCTAAAATGTAAACACTTAAATTCAGTTTCTAAAATTACTTGTCGTTCTTGATCCTGCATTTCTTCTCTCCTTGGCCATGAGATCATTTACACATAGCCTTTTTCTTTCGGCTTTTACGCTTCTTTTTCTTCTTCTTAGGACGTCCCACAGTAGAACCGTAGGTACCTCTACCTTTGGGCATAGCAATCTCCTTAATTAGCTAGAGGGTTATCTAGCGCTGTTTGGATTTTCTGGCTTAAACGATCTTCGAGTGCAGTGATTTTCAGATCTGTGTCACTATACAGACTGTCTCTCTTTGCATCGAACCTTTCTGTTGCACGATCAATCATCTCGGCAACTAAAGCATCTTGGTCACGGGCCATATCTTCCACACGATCTACATTCTTTTCCATTCGATTAAAGTCATCTCTTAGATCGTTTTTTATACTACGTGAATAGTCAATGGCCTCATTTAGTTTTGTTTCTATTACATCGTTTCTTGCTTGAATTTTGTCGACATCAATATTCTCAATCACCTCCTTCATATCCATATAGTCTTTATAAAATTCAAACGCTGCCCAAGAGCCTCCTCCTAGAGTAGAAAGAGCGGTAAGAAGAACTATAATCCTTCCTCCCTTAAATGTTATACCTGCAAACTCTATCTCCGCCATGCATCTTCCTAGTTCTCAAATTGCAACTGTTTTAAGTTAGCAACTTCTTGGCGTAACTTCTGTAGCTCTAATTCCTTCTTTTCAATCTCTAGTTTATAGAGAAGATTACAGTTAAGTCTTTCTTTCGGTGCCCCGATAGGAATGTTTATCTTTGCGTATACTCCAACATCTTTTACTAAACTATCATCATAACTTTCTGGGGATTCTACATATCTATAAGGATCGCTTTGATTAAGTATTCCTACTACGCCAAACTCCACATTAGTGGCCGCACCTATAGCATGAGAGCAATGAACATTGCCTGCTCTTACTTGATCTTGCTGAAAGTTTCTTGATGTATTTGGGATGTTAAGATTTAATGAACTTGTTTCTGCAAAGCCTTTCAAACCGTACAGTAATAACCCCAGCACTAATAAATATCTCACACGACATTACTCTTTTACTTTAGAACAAATCCTAGAAGCTACTGCTGGAACACTTCCCTGACCTTTTAATAGTTTTGACTTGGAACAAATATAAAGAGATTTATTTGAGTCTTTCTCTTTTAAATATACTTCTATCTCTTTTGTTTGTAAATATGGTACTCTAAGCACTCTTTCAGTAATTGCAAAAGGAACAGTATTCCAGTCCATATCAAATACTGAGATTTCATAAAACTCTACGTCTTTTCTTTTATTGTAGAGTTTTAGCTTCGTATATTTTACTCCGGGAACAAAAGATTGTTCGAGTTCTGGATAAGTGGGAGTAAACTGATGAGCTTGAACTGGAAGTGCCAGTAGAAGAAGTATTAAAGCGCGATACATTCTGCCGTCACTATACCCGTA